GCAAGATTGGAGAGATGAACAATCAAGACAATTAGGAGAAAAAATGGCAGCACAGGAATGTGATTGTGACTTCCTATCATCTGGAGATTCAGTAATTGAGGTTGAAAATATGGCTTTTTACGAAGAGACATATGTAAAAGATCCAATGGAGAGAAGAGGGGTGGATGGAAATCTATGGATATGGGAATCACCTGACTATCAAAAGTCTTATATGGTTGTTGCCGATGTCGCTAGAGGAGATTCTACTGATTATTCTGGCTTCCATGTCTTTGATATTGAAAATTGTACACAAGTAGCCGAGTATAAAGGAAAGATATCTCCTAAAGAATACGGAAATGTATTGGTAGGAATAGCAACAGAGTATTGTGATGCATTACTTGTAATAGAGAATGCTAATATTGGATGGTCAACAATTGAACAAGTATTGTCCAGAGAATATAAAAACTTATATTATTCATCTAGATCGGATACTGAAACAGTTGAATCTTATATGGCCAAATACGAAAGAGATAAACTGGTACCTGGATTTACAATGTCTCTTAAGACAAGACCTTTAGTAATAGCCAAGATGACTGAATACGTAAGGGAGAGATCGGTAATACTACAGTCTAAGAGGCTTTTAGGAGAGATGAGAGTATTCATATGGAGAAATGGTAAAGCACAAGCACAAACAGGGTATAATGACGATTTAGTTATGGCTTTTGCTACAGCTTTATACGTAAGAGATACAGCCATCCGTATGAGACAACAGGGAATGGATCTTTCTAGAGCTACAATGTCTTCTTTTGTAAACCTAAATCAGAGAAATAGCGGGGTTTATAATGTTGCTCCTCAGCAAAATAATCCGTATCTTATGGAAACGCCTAATGGCAAAGAGGACTTAACCTGGCTATTAGGATAACATACTATTTATAAATAAAATATAATACAATGGCAGACAAAAACTTGTTCACCTCCTTAGAGAGATTATTTTCAACAGATATCTTAGTAAGGAATGTAGGGGGAACTGAATTAAAAATCGCCGATGTAAATCATATTCAGACGAGCGGTAAGTATCAAACCAATTCGTTACTAGATAGATTTTCTCGATTATACATATATAATAATAAAAATATATTTAATCCAAACCTTAATTATCAGACTCTAAGGATTCAACTTTATTCTGATTATGAAGCAATGGATACAGATCCACTTATTGCATCCACTTTAGATGTACTTGCAGATGAATCTACACTGAAGAGTGATATGGGAGAAGTTCTTTCTATTAAATCTTCTGATGAAAACATTCAAAGAGTTCTTTACAACCTATACTACGATGTACTAAACATTGAGTTTAACCTATGGTCATGGGTTAGAAATATGTGTAAGTATGGTGATTTCTTCTTAAAACTAGAAATCTCGGAAGAGTTTGGAGTATACAATGTACTTCCTTATACAGTTTATAATATGGTTAGACATGAAGGGGTAGATAAAGACAATCCAACTAAAGTAACCTTTACAATCGATCCAGACGGATTAGCTTCTTCAGCAGATCCAAATTACCTACCAAATACAAATAAAAATATTATTACCCTAGAGAACTATGAAGTAGCACACTTTAGATTAATCTCAGATACAAACTACCTTCCATACGGTAGATCTTATATTGAACCAGCTAGAAAAGTATTTAAACAATTAACTCTAATGGAGGATGCGATGTTGATTCATAGAATCATGAGAGCTCCTGAGAAGAGAATGTTTTATGTTAATGTAGGATCTATTCCACCAAACGAAGTGGAGCAGTTCATGCAAAAAACTATTAATACTATTAAGAAGACTCCTTATATAGATCCACAAACAGGTCAATATAATTTAAGATTCAATATGATGAACGTGATGGAGGATTTTTATCTTCCAGTTAGAGGGGGTGATACATCAACTCGTATTGAAACAACCAAAGGATTAGAGTATGATGGTACAAATGATATCGAATACTTAAGAGATAAAATGTTTGCTGCTTTGAAAGTGCCAAAAGCATATTTTGGATACGAAAAAGACTTATCAGGAAAAGCAACTCTTGCAGCAGAGGATATTCGTTTTGCTAGAACAGTAGAGAGATTACAGAGAATTGTAGAAAGTGAATTGACTAAGATTGGATTAGTACATCTATACTCTCAAGGATTTAAAGGAGAGTCTTTAACAAACTTTGAAATTAAATTAACAACTCCTTCTATTGTTTACGAACAAGAGAAAGTAGCTTTAATGAAAGAGAAGATTGATTTAGCAAGTCAAATGCAAGCAACAAAATTATTCTCATCAGACTATATATATGACCATATCTTTAACCTATCAGAAGATACTTACAACGAGATGAGAGATCTTGTAAGAGAAGATGGTAAGAGATCATTTAGATTATCACAAATTGAAAATGAAGGAAACGATCCTGTAACAACAGGAGAGTCTTATGGAACACCTCATGACCTAGCTTCAATATATGGAGCAAGAGAGCAAGGGAGTGTACCAGCTGGATATGATGAAAGAGATCCTCAACCGGAAGGAAGACCTAGAGAAAAATTCTCAATACTAGGGACTCAGGAAGATCCATTAGGAGGAAGAGATAGGTTAGGAGTTCATGGAATGAAGGGGGGTTATCCAAGTGATAATGAAAATGTAAGAGAGAATACGTTAATGACTAAGATGGTAATGTCTAGAAACAAAGATATTCTTACAAGTAAAAAGAAATTAATTTTTGAAAAAGTAGAAGAAGCAGAATCAGATTTACTAAACGAAAATAATATTCAGGATTTAGATAAATAACTCCTATTTATAACAAAGACAATTATAGACATGCGTATTAAACATAGCAAGTATAAAAACACAGGCCTTATATTTGAACTACTGGTAAAGCAGATAGCAGCAGATACATTATCTAGTAAGGAATCTCCTGCTGTTAAAGTATTGAGAAAATTCTATACAGGAAATACATCTTTAGTAAAGGAATTTAAACTATATGATTATATTCTAAAGAATAAGGGAATAGGAATAAATAAAGCAGAAACAATTTTAGGAACTATTATAGAAATTGCTAAAAAGATAGATGCTACTTCTCTTAAAAAACAGAAGTATGAATTGATAAAAGAGCTTAAAAGTCATTATAATTTAGAAGAATTCTTTTCAATTAAAGTAGAATCCTACAAGCCATTGGCTGCCTTATACTGTCTTTTAGAGGCTCAAAATACACCTAACGAAACAGATCTAAGCGTAATTGTTGATAATAAGACAACTATTTTAGAGCATTTATCTCAATCAAAACAGATAGTACTGGATAAAGATGTATTGATGGAAGAGTATTCAAAGTATGATAAAGATCTTAGGTTACTTACCTATAAGATCTTATTAGAAAAATTTAACGCACAGTATAAAGATCTACTTCCAGAACAAAAAAACATACTAAAAGAAGTAATAACATCTGTGAACTCTTCAACAAAGTTAAGAAATATTTACAACGAAGAGATTCAGAAATTACAAAAAAGCATCACCACTTATAGAGGTAGTCTAACAGATGAAGTAATAAAAATTAAACTAGAAGAAGTCTATAAAGCTATTACTCCATTAAAAAGCACACAAAAAGTAGACGATAACCATTTAGCATCATTAATGCAATACTACGAATTAGTAAATGAATTAAAGTCTCTATGAAAAAATCCGAAGTAATAAAAGCAATTCAGGAAGTACTTCAAGAAATGAGCACAACAGGAGGCGGAGCTTCTTTTACACCTGGATCAGGAGAGCAGTATGCTACTCCTCTTGCCTTTTCAAAAAAAGGGCAAGGTAAAAACGCTGCTACAAAACAAGGAGAGAGATTAGGATTTAAAACAGTTGAAAGACCAAAACGTCCTTCACACACAAAAATGTTTGACTACTTAGACGAAATGCAAGTTGCTACACCACATGCCTTTGTTTCGGGAATACAAATGGAAGATAGTTCTGCAGTAAAAAAAACAGAGGAGTTAGGTTATATAAAAGTAAAAAACTCTCAAGAAACAAATAATAAAAATAAAAAATGAGAACATTACAAGAAAAATATAACGGAATTCAGGAGGGAAAATTCTCTAAAGAACATTTCTTAGCTGAAGCTAGAATGCAACAACCCCAATTAGTAACTCGTTTCAACGGATACGATGATGCAGTTCAGATCCTTAAGAACAAAGGAATGATTCAAGAGGCTGTAGTGGAAGAAGCTAGACTTACTAAGAATAGTTTAACTGACTATAGATATAAACCAACCAACGAAATGGATAAGTATCCATACGAACAAATACTAAGAGGAATTAGAGTTGAGTTAGAAACAATGGATGTTTTTGGAACACCAACAGCAGATGAATATGCAAAAGCATTAGCAAAAGTATCTAAAAACCTAGCAAAAGATTCTATCTTCTATACAAATCAAGTAGCAGGTAACAACAAAAAAGTTGACTTACACGACAAAATGGTAGATGCTACAGTAAAGAATACTGTAGATACATTTAACGGTATGAAAAAAGCACAACTGAAAGAAGGTTTTAAAAAGTTAATTAAAAAAGTACTTTCAGAAAACACAGATGAAGAAGTATATGAAATGTACGGATCAGATAGAAGAATCCCAGATGATACATACATCGGTGATAATACATGGTACGATGAAGAAGAAGATGAAATCGATTATGA